GGCGTCACGTCGATCAGGCGGCGCGCTGATCTATGCAAACACTGCCTCTCCTGCTGGCCCAGCGCCAGCCTTTGCCCCGGCCGGCGCGTGAGTTCGCCGCTTCGGCCGGGGCGTTTTCTTGGGGTGGTGTCGTGCGGCATGTAGTAAATGTGAACCATGACCAGTCGCGTGTCCATTCTGTTGGCAGAGCGCCATCGGCTGCGCGGGGGAAGTACGAATCCACAGGCTGTGGGGGTATCCAGTGAGCGAGCCGCGCCGCTTTCCGGCCTGGGGCGATAAGGAAATCAGCCGCTTCCAGTACCGCGCGGCGCTGTTCCGGCGCCGTGGCATTGACGAAGGCTATGCCGACGAACTGGCTGACCGGCTGTTCGAGCGTGACTTTGAGGGTGACGACCGTCGCATGTGCTTGGAGTGCAAGCACCTTCAGGCAAAGGGCACCTGCTTTGCTGCAGCGCAAGGCTGGATGCCCGCCAACTTCACGCGCCGCCATGAGCCGGTGCGCGATCTTCTTCAACGCTGTGAATGCTTCGATTGGCAGAAACCGGCATGACGCAACAACTAATCCGATACGAGGCCGCATGTGCGGCGCTGGCCGAGTGCAAGGCCGTGGACGAGGTGAAGGCATGGGCCGACAAGGCTGCCGCCATGCAGGCTTACGGGCGCATGGCCCAGGACAAGGGCTTGGAAGTTGACGCGGCCGAGATTCGCATTCGCGCCGAGCGCCGGCTGGGCGAAATGCTGGCGCAGCAGAAAGACACGGGCGGGCTGAATCGTGGCGCTGCAGCGATGCCTGGCAACCAGCACACCGGGAAAGTGGTGCAGTCGTTGCCGACGACCGCACCAAAACTGGCCGATGCCGGCATCAGCAAAGACCTGTCGAGCCGGGCGCAGAAGTTGGCTGCCGTGCCTGCCGCTGAGTTTGAGGCCGAAGTTGGGCAATGGCGCGACCGCGTAAGTGCGGAGGGCGAGCGCGTCACCCATCGGCTACAGAAAGCCGGTGAGCGGGCGCAGAAGAAGACTGCCAAGCAAACCGAAGCCGAGCAGAACGCAGCCGATGCCTATGGCGATGCCGACCCGACTGCGCTGCTGGAAGAAGCGCAGCGCGAGATTGAGCGGATGACAGCGCTGCTGAAGGTGGCCGAGGCGGAAGACCTGAAGGCCGAGGCCATCAAGTGGCGCCGGGCCTATGACAACGCGACCCGCCAGCAGTCAGAAGCGATGGACCGCGCGGCCAATGCCGTGAAGCGCGAGACATTTACCAAGCGCCAACTGATGCGCTGCGGAAAGGCAGTGGGACAGGAAGACCCGGACAAGATCGCCGCCGCTGTTGAAGCGTTTGCCCGTCAGTACAAGGTGGCCGCGTGAAAGTCGATCTGCGCGACTACCAACAGACCGCCTTTGACAAGGCGCGCGAGGCTGTGCGCCAGGGCGCCAAGCGCATCCTGATCTGTGCGCCGACTGGCGGCGGCAAGACTGTGATTGCGTCGGCGCTGATGGAAATGGTCAAGGAGAAGGGCAACCGGGCCAGCTTCGTGGTGGACCGGCTTTCCCTGATCCAACAGACCAGCGACACCTTTGACCGCTACGGCCTGGACCATGGCGTCATCCAAGGTGGGCACTTCAGGTTCCGGCCATCCATGCCGCTGCAACTGTGCAGCGTGCAGACCCTGGGCCGGCGCATGTGGCCTGAAACGCACGTCGATGTTTTCGATGAAGCGCACGTTCTGCACGCCACGCACAAGAAGCGGTTGGAAGAACGGGCGTCCATCGTCATCGGCCTGACCGCTACACCGTTCACCAAGGGCTTGGGCAAGTGGTTTGACGTGGTCATCAACGTGACGACCACGCGGGCGCTGATCGATGCGGGCTGGCTTGCCCCCTATCGCATCTTCTCCTGCGCCGAGCCGGACATGAGCGGCGTTGCCGTGAAGTCAACCGGCGAGTGGGACGAGAAGGAAGCCAGCGGCAAGGCGCTGGAAGTCGTCGGCGACGTGGTGGCCGAGTACCTGAAGCATGGCGACGGCCGAAAGTTCATCTGCAGCGCCGTGGACACGGCCCACGTTGACGAACTGCAGCGGCAGTTCCTGGCGGCCGGCATCAACGCGGCGACATACACCTACAAGGACAGCGAGGAAGACCGCGCCGATGTGACGCTGGAATTCCGCAAGGCCGACAGTTCGATTCGCGGGCTGATCACCGTCACGGCGGCATCGCGCGGCTTCGACATACCCGATGTGTCGTGCGTCATCATGGCCCGGCCGCTGCGCAAGTCGCTGGCTGAGCACATCCAACTGTTCGGGCGTGGTCTGCGCATCGCGGACGGCAAGAAGGACTGCCTGGTGCTGGACCACAGCGGTAACTGCGCCAGGTTCTGGCAGGACTGCGAATCGTTCTTTGACTTCGGCATTGACGAGTTGGACGACGGCAAGAAGAAGGAGAAGCCGAAGCCCAAGGAAAAGGCCGAGGCCGAGCCGGTGAAGTGCCCGCAATGCCGGCACGTTCACAGGCCCATGCCGCACTGCCCATCGTGTGGGCATGAGTACCCGCGCAAGGCCGCGGTGCAGCACGTTCCTGGCACGCTGAAGGAGTTGATTGCAGGCGGCCACCACCGCGAACTGACCCGCGACCTGTGGCCCCAAGTCTGCGGCTACGTTCTTGAGCGCCGCGAAGGTGACGCAGCCCGCCGCCAAGCTCTTGCGATCTACAAGGACATGGTTGGCGATTGGCCCCGGGCGAAGTGGGAGAACACCAAACCCATAGACCCAAGCACTGAGGTGCGCAACAAGATCAGGTCGCAGCAGATCAGGTTTTCAAAGCGGCGCCCTGAGCCAGCAGGGGCTGCGGCATGAACTTCAGCGACACCCTGCGCGTTGCCGGGCTGTTCCCGCGTGACGTGGTGGCAGATGGCAAGTGGCGCCGTTGCCCGACCGAGGACAAGCCGAAAAAGCGTAATGGTGCGTATGTGCTGCACCCAGATGGCCGTGGCTACTGGCGCAACTGGGCCGTGGATGGCGAACTCAACACATGGCGCGACGACAAGGCTACGCACGCGCCCGTAGATCACGCCAGGATCGACCGCCAGCGCGCGGCTGAGCGTACGGCACGCATCACTGCCATGCGTGGCGCCAGGGCCGCGTGGGACCGTGCGCGCCCGCTGACTGCGCTGCACCCCTACATCGCCAAGAAAGGGCTTGCTGCGCTGGGTTGCGCCGGCCTGCGTCAGCTTGATGGTCTGCTGGTGGTGCCTGTGGTGCATGGCCAGTGGGTAGTGAGCATCCAGACGATCAGCCCTGAGGGCGAGAAACGATTCTGGCCGGGCGCGCCGGTGAAGGCTGGCGCCTACGTGCTGGCCCGCAAAGGGTCCGCGCTGACGTGCGTGTGTGAGGGGCTGGCCACCGGCCTTGCCATCTACCAATCTGTGCGCAATGCGTCTGTGGTGGTGGCATTCGACGCCGGCAATCTGTTGCCGGTGGTGCAGCGGCTGAAGCCGTGCGGGTCTGTGGTGCTGTGCGCCGACAACGACCACGGCACCCAGGCCCGCCGAGGGGTCAACCCGGGCCTGGAGAAGGCCCGCAACGCTGCGGAATTGATCGGGGCTGGGGTTGCCTACCCCCAAGACATTGAAGGCACAGATTGGGCTGATGCGCTGGCCGAGTACGGGCAAGGCGGATCGCGTCGAGTGGAGCGGCAGATTCTTGCTGGCGCTCGCTACGTGGTGAACACGTCTTGACCGCAAGCACCGTCAGCCGCGCGGAAACGTATGGGCCTGCATGGGCCGCCACGGCAAGAAACACAAGGGCACCGACCCTGCATCAAACGGCACCGCGCTGGCACAAGCCTAGGGGGCAGTTCCCGAACGACGCGGCTGGTGGCCGATTGGTCCCGCGCCAGGGGGTGATGCAGCAACAGCACTGCATCACAGGCGGGAGCCCGCGAGGGGGTGACGGCAGCGCTTCTCAGCCCTTGGGGGTAGGGGGGCCGCTGGGTGAAATTGAATATCGGAGAGGCGAGATGCAGACCACTGACGAATACAGCCGCACGCTGGCCGAGCTACCGCAGCGATGCCCGGCCCATGTGCCGCGCAGGCAAACCACGGAGGGGAAGTGATGAACGTCAACGGGAAGTGGCTTGGATGGCGCGGTTACGCCAGCATTGTTCGTGAGACGCAGAAGGGTCCGGTGCATGCCGTCGATCTTGTCGAGCGCATGGGCTTGTGCCGCGACACGGCGCGCAAGATCCTGACGCGGCTGCACGAACTCGGGGTGGTCTCGATTGCGTCATGGGTCGTCATCAAGCCGGCGCGCACTGCGATCCCGGTGTATCGCTACGGCAGCTTTGATGACGCGCCAGGCATCAGCGGCAAACCGGGCGGGTGGGTTCGGCAACCGATGGCGCTTCACAACCGCCTGCCTGAGTTGACGCACTTCGTCACCATCCTTCGGGCGCTGGAAGAGCCGATCACGCTGCCCAAGCTATGCAAGGAGGTCGGGTCGAGGCACAGCAACATTCTGCCGCTGATCAAGCACGCCAAGAAGATCAAGTTGGTGCGCGTGGCCGAGTGGGACCGCACGCGCAACGGCCCGGTTGCCATGTACGCCATCGGGTCTGGCACTGACGTGCCAAGGCCGGCGCCGATGAGTTCGAAAGAGGTCAATCTCCGATGGGCCACCGCGTCTCGGGCGCGAGAGAAGCAGATGCGCATTCTCCGGTCGCTGCACCACGACGCTGGGGTGTCGGCATGAACCGCGTCATCTGGCTAGCTGATGGTGAGCCGAAGTGCATCGCCAGCGCATGCCGCCGTGGCGCTCCATGTGCGCGGATGCTGGTGGTCTACAAGCCAGGCCGGAAGGTGGCTGACTTAAGCATTCCCGGTGGGTCGCATGTGGCCGACTGTCGGGCGCCGCTGTGGAGCATGTGGGTTGACCCAGCGAAGGCGGTGAAGCCTGCGGGCAAGCCGGTGGTGAAGGAATGGATCGGGGGCCGGCTGTGAGCGCTATGCAACGCACCAAGGGCCAGGCCGGCGAACGCGAAGCAGCCGCCCTGATCGCTGATCTGACCGGCTACACCGTCAAGCGCCGCGTCCGCAACCATGCCGGCGACAGCGATTTGGAGGGCATCCCCGGCTGGTCAGTCGAAGTCAAGCGCCACAAAGCCGCAGGAAGGGCCGAAATCGCGGGCTGGTGGCGTCAAACGTGCACGCAGGCTGGTGGGCTATTCCCCGTGCTGTTCTATCGCCTGGATCGCGATTCCTGGCGCGCCGTGTGGCCGGTGGCTGTCGGCCTTGGCTTCCAGTCGGCGCATCAGTGGCCGGCTTACGAGTTCACGGCGGAAAGCACTGTCGATGCCTGGGCGGCCGTGATGCGGGAGGTTCTGGCGCGGGCGCTGACGCCGCAGGGGCTGGGCTGATGGCCGCCAAGGTGTTCAAGCTGGTGCATCAGCAGGCCCGCCGAGGCTGCGCGCAGTACGTGCTGAGCCAGGCGCCGGCCGACTACGTGGTGACGATCAAGGAGCCCACGCGCAACCTTGAGCAGAACGCTTTGATGTGGGTGCTGCTGGAAGCCTTCAGCCAGCAACTGCAATGGCCCGTCAACGGCGCGATGGTGAAGCTGGAGGCCGAGGAATGGAAAGACCTTCTCAGTGCGGCATACCGCCAGGAATCGCAGCGCGTGGCCATGGGCCTGAGCGGCGGCATGGTGATGCTGGGGCTGCGCACTTCAAAGATGGGCAAGAGGGAGTTCGCCGAGTTCATCGAGTTCATCCAGGCAACGGCGGTTGACCGTGGCGTGGTGTTTGAGCCCGAGGCCGCCACATGCTGAAGTCTCACCAGCCACTATCGCGCAACAAGCCCATGCATCACTGCGTCAGGCCGACTTTGATGGTCGGCCGCGTGGCAGTACGATGCCAGCCCGCTGGCATGCGCGCACGAGGGTGGATGGCGCCAGCCCGAGCAGGCCGGCGACTGTGCGCAGCGGCTTGCCCTGCTGGATCAGTTCAACGCCCCGGGTTGTCAGGGCGGATTGCGGGGCGCCAGGCTGGCCATCTTGGATCGTCACACCAATCGCGCGGCATGCGCGGCGGACTGTTGCCACCGTTACGCCGCAGGCTTCTGCCGCCGCTGCCGGCGCGAAGCCCTTCCGAACCAAATTTACGGCTGCGGCTGTCGGTGCACCAATCGTCAACTCTGGGTTGTGCGGCTTCCGTGAATAGGCCCCTGGCCGCGACTGGTTGGCCACGTTCTCGGTTGGTGTTGCTACGCGCAGATTTGACCAGCGGTTGTCATCACGCCTGCGGTTCAAATGGTCAACTGGCAGCGCCGAAATCGGCATCTCGCCTGTCACATACAGAACCGCCAAACGGTGCGCCTTGTACAGCACGCCATCAACGGCGATCTGCCTGTAGCCGGCCGGGTCCAGGGAGCCGACTGGATCAGAAATCTTGCCGACTTTCCGGAAATGCCCGGTGTTTTCGTCGTAGTGCAGGACGGCGCGCAGCCTTTCCGCTGTTAGCCCATGCAATGCGGCTCGCGACTTCTGAAGCCTCTCCCGTTGCGTTGATTCAACGCCCCGAGCGGTCATGGTGGAGTCAGTGCGGGCCATCAGGCCGCCACCCACTCCCAGCCGCAGCGGTCCCAGCAGCGGTCCAGGAACTGATCGACGCGGTTCTTGGCGTTGTCCAGTTCGCCATCATCGGCATCAACCGCCGCGCCGCCCAGGCTCTGGTCAGCGGTTACGCGGATCGCGGCGCCAGGGAACTCGGCTGCCAGCTGGTCGGCCAGCCAGGCGCGGTAGCCGTCGGCGTCGGCGTCTGTCACGTTGTCGCCCATCGTGTCGTTGCTGCAGTTGACGGTGATGCTGTTGATGGCCATGTTTGCCTCCGGTGCGTCGTTCATCAGATGTCGGCGTGCTGGTCGCTGAACTCCAGCGTGCCGGAACGATGGGCCTTCACGGCGGTGGCGGCGGCAGTGCAGGCCTGGATGGCGCGATCCAGAGTGGAGAACTTGCCGCCGATTTGCGCAGCCAGGTCTGCAGCGGTGTCGTTAGCCGCGCCGACACGGAACGAACCGTCAACCATCAGGAACACGTTGAATTGGCCACCGTGGTGCGCGATGTTGGCGATTGCTTGCATGTTTCTCTCCCGGTTGTTGCGCCGAACCGCTCAGCGCATGATTTAACTATACAATAGAAAATCAATGTTGTGCAAACATTATTTGATGAGTGCAAACCCTATGGGCGCCACATGCTGACCCGCAAGACACCCATCCAGCGCAGCAAGGCCCCAGCACGCCGAGAGGCCAAGCAAATTGGCCCCGAGTACACGCTGAAGCCGCGAGCAGTGGCCGTGGCTGTTGCTGGGCCGGCTCGGGCCAGCGTGGCGGTGCCGAAGGAACGGTTGCTGCAGCACGCCGGGTACATGGGCGCGGTGCGCGACCTGAACTGCTACCGCTGTGGAGCGTACCCGCGCAGCCAGTTCTGCCACGCCGACATCCTCGGCAAGGGCGGCAAGGGCAAGAGCATCAAGAGCGATTGCCGCCTGGGCTGGCCAGGGTGCGCTGCCTGCCACCACTTCGTCGGCACCAGCGGAATGCTGAGCAAGGCCGAGCGCCACGCATTCGAGGCTGCTGCCGGCCAGCGAACACGCGCCGAGATTCGACAACGCGGGCTGTGGCCCGCAAACCTGCCGGCTTGGCCCGGCGATGAACCAGCGGGCGACGCATGACCACCACCATCCTGATCCGCTTCAACCACACCGCCCCAGACGACCCATCTGGCATAGCCGAATACACCTACGCCGGCCGCACTGAGCGTGTCCTGATGGGCAGCAGGGAGCACGCAGACCGCATGGAGGCATTCATGCAGCACCTGTTGCACCACGCCCGCAGGCAGGCGAGGACCGCGGCGAAGCAGCCCATGGTGGGCGCTGCGAATTCACTGGAGCAAAGCCCATGACCGTCCACCAACCGCCCAGCGGCAGTGCCGCAAACTCCCATCTGCCCTATGCCGTCAAGCCAAGCAAGACCATTCTGATGATCCAGCGCGGCGAAGTCGGCCCAAGGCCTCTGTGCTTCGACAGCGACGATGCATGGCGCGAGCACCTGATGTATCAACACGCCAGCGGGGAAAAGATCACCAAGCGCCACGATGCCGGGCGCTGGACGGACGCCAGGAAGGTCACAACCGTTTTTTCCGCAGCCAACTACTGCGCCGACTGCGACATCGGCGGCGCATTCCAGGTGGACAAGGAGCGCAAAGGCCGCTGCGTCATCCCCATCAAGCAAAAAGGACTCGCAATGCTCAAGACTCTGCACTCCATCGTCGTCGAACTCTCCACCGTGGTAGCCAACCCGCAAATCAGCATCGCCCCGAACAGCCTGGGCGGCATGGCCATCATCTGCGCCTGGGGCGTGGACGACAAAGTGCATGAGTTGGCAATGCAGTACACCCCGGCTGAGATCGAGAAGGCCACCCCCGAGCAACTGACCGAGAGCCTGACCCGGCTTGCGGCAGAGGCCCGGCAGGAAGCGGTGCGCAGCATGGTGGGCGACATGAGCCTGGCGCAGATGCAGTCGCGCATCACGCAGGCGGCACACAGCGCGCCGAAGCACCAAGCGGTGGATGCGCTGGCCAAGATCGCGCAGGAGGGGTGAGCGTGGCCGAGCAGGACGCAGCGGAAAAGGCGGCACCGGACTGGGAGCGCATCGAGGCCGATTACCGCGCAGGAGTCTTGTCACTGCGGGAGATCGCTGCCCCGCAAGGGGTGGCGCCAGCAACCATCCTCAAGCGAGCAAAGAAGAATGGATGGACGCGCGACCTCGCGGCAAAGATCAAGGCCAAGGCTGATGCGGCGGTAAACAGGGCGACGGTAAACGCGACGGTAAACGGCGCGACGGCTGTTTCCGAGGCGAGCATTGTTGAGGGCGTGGCGCTTGCGGTGGCCACCGTCCGATTGGCCCACAGGTCCGACATCAACAGGGCGCGAAGCCTGACCATGAGGCTTCTGATCGAGCTTGAGGCCGTTAGCGGGAACATCCCGGAGCTTGTGAGCCTGGGTGAGATGCTGCGGCAGCCGGACGAGTCGGGCGCAGATCGCCTGAACGACATCTACCGGGCCGTGATCGGGCTGCCTGAAAGGGCAAAGACAAACAAGGCGCTGGTTGAATCGCTGAAGCACATGATCGGCATGGAGCGAGAGGCGTACTCCATGGACGAGAAGAAGCGCGACGAGACGCCGGGCGAAATCACGATCAGCTTCTGATGGCCATTCACTACAAGGCTGAGCCGACAGCCAGCCAGTTCCACCGATCCGACGCCTTCGTCCGCGGGCTGCGCGGCCCAATTGGCACGGGCAAGTCGGTGACGTGTTGCATGGAGATGATCCGCCGCGCCAGAGAGCAGGAGCCGTTTGAGGGCGTGCGCCGTACCCGGTGGGCGGCTATCCGCAACACCTACCCGGAACTGAAGTCCACCACGATCAAGACGTGGCAGGACTGGTCCGATGCGCCGGTGAAGTGGGATTCGCCAATCAGCAGCGTGTTCACCCGCAAGCTGGGCGACGGCACCACGGTCGAGATGGAAGTGTTGTTCATGTCGCTGGACCGCCCGGCAGACGTTAAGAAGCTGAAATCGCTGGACCTGACCGGGGTATGGCTGAACGAGTGCAGCGAACTGGCCAAAGCGGTGCTGGACATGGCCACCGGCCGCGTGGGGCGCTATCCAAGCAAGGTGCAGGGCGGCGCCACATGGTCGGGCGTGATTGCGGACACGAACAGCCCTGACGACGACCACTGGTACTACGAATTGGCCGAGAAGCCGTCGCAGCAGGAGCTTGACCAGCGCGAAGACCTGCAGCGCCAACTGGTGGAGTTGGGCCTGATGCGGCCCGGCCAACTACTCTATGAGTGGTTCGCCCAGCCTGGCGCGCTGGTGAAGGTGGGCGACCGCTACGAGCCGAACCCGCTGGCCGAGAACGTAGGCAATCACACGCTGGGCTATGGCTACTGGCTGCGGCAGATCGCCGGCAAGTCAGACGAGTGGATCAAGGTGTTTGTGCTGGGCCAGTACGGCAGCGTGCACGATGGCAAGCCGGTTTACCCGGAGTGGAACGATGGCCTGCACTGCAAGGCGGTCAACCCGATCCAGGGCGTTCCGCTGGACATTGGACTGGACTTCGGCCTGACGCCGGCCGCAGTAATCACCCAGGTTGACGCCCGCGGCCGGCTGCTGGTGCTGGACGAATTGTGCGGCGAGGACATGGCAATGCGTCAGTTTCTGCAGGACGTGCTGGTGCCGCAGCTCACCAAGGTCTACCCAGAGTGGTGGGCCGGCAAGGACAACAAGGATCACCCGCTGATTCGGTGCTTCGGTGACCCAGCAGGCAACCAGAAGGCGCAGACCGACGAGAGGACGTGCTTTCAGGAGGTGCGTGGTGCTGGCCTGAATGTCCGCGGCGCCAAGACAAACGGGTTTGGTGCGCGGCGTGGCGCGGTGGCCTGGTTCCTGAACAAGCTCTCAGGCGGTCAGCCGATGCTGCTGCTGGACCCGTGCTGCGGCGTGCTGCGCAAGGGATTCAATGGTGGCTACAAGTACCGCCGCATTCAGGTGACCGGAGAAGAACGCTACGCCGACGAGCCGAACAAGAACCAGTACAGCCACCCGCACGATGCGCTGCAGTATGTGGCGCTTGAGTCGGGCGGCATCCAGGCCCTGGTGGTTCCGCAGAAGCCTGCCCGCACCGTTGACTACTCCCGCCACATCGACCGGGAAATGGGCCTGTAGTCTGTCCACAAACTAGCCCCACGCGCCTCCGCATCATCGGCGGATGCAAGATGAGGCCGCACAACCGCTGAGCGACGACGAAGCCCGAAAGGCTGTACTCGGCGCCACTGTTGCCCGCCGCATCCGCGAATCGATGCAGGCGCGGCAGGACAGCGGCATCGAGGAAATCTGGCAGGAGGACTCCGACCAGTACGAGGGCGTTGACGAACTCAGCGTCAATACGCGCCACGTCAGCAATTCCACGCAGCGCGACCCCGAGGGCACGACGCCCAAGAGCCGGGTTTTCATCAACATCAGCAAGCCGAAGACCCAGGCTGGTGTGGCGCGCGTGCAGGAAATGCTGGTGCCACACGACGACAAGCCCTGGGAGATTGGCCCGACGCCGATCCCCGAACTGTCCGATGCGGTGGACAGCAAGGACCAGACACCGCTGACGCTGGCTGACGGCAGTCAGGCGCCGGCCGAGGTGGTGGCCAAAGCCCTGATGGATCAGGCCCGAGGCAAGGCCGCCAAGATGGCAGATTGGATCGAGGACCAGCTTGTTGAGGGCTCGGTCTACGCCGAACTCCGCAAGGTGATCCGAGACGCTGGGAAGCTCGGCACCGGCGTACTGAAGGGGCCTTTCCCGGTTGCGCGAGAGACGCGGAAATGGGCCATGGCCGAGGGTATTTCGGTGCTTGAGGTCGAGGCCAAGACCGCTTTCACCAGCAAGCGCATCGACCCGCGCGACTTCTTCCCCGATCCGTCCTGCGGCGAGAGTGTGCATGACGGCAGCTACGTGGCCGAACGCGCCTACATGACCGCGCGGCAACTGCGCAAGTTGGCCCTGGAGGGCGACGGATACGACCGCGATGCCATCGCCATGGCTTTGCGCGAGGGGCCGAAGCGCAAGGCGCGCACCGACACACGCGACACCACCGAGGGCACGGCCAGCGACAGCCAGGTCTTCGAGGTCTGGTTCTACTACGGCGACGTGGAGCCCGAAGACCTGTTGGTGATGGGCATTCCGGCCGAGGCCATCAGCGAAACGGACCTGATGCTGGCCAGCGTGCCGAGCATCGTGACCATGCTGAACGACCGCCCGATCAAGGCGGTGCTGAATCCGCTGGAAACCGGCGAATTCCCCTATGACGTGTTCCCATGGGAGCCTGTCGAGGGCCAGATTTGGGGCCGCGGCATCCCGCGCAAGATGGCGGTCGCCCAACGCGGGCTGAATGCTGCCGCAAGGGCGATGCTGCGCAATGCCGGACTGAGCGCTGGTGCGCAGATTGCCGTGATGGAAGGGGCGTTGTCTCCCGCCAATGGAATGGCTGAGATCGTCGGCGACAAGCTGTGGCTGTTCCGTCCGAACGAGCATTGCGACGACATCCGCAAGGCGATGAACGTCTGGACGATCCCGAGCGCCCAGGCTGAGTTGGCAAACATCATCGCGTGGTTCACGCAGATGGCTGACGAGTTGACCAACCTGCCGATGCTCATGCAGGGCATCCAGGGTGACGCGCCGGAACTGCTGGGCGGCATGAAGATGCTGATGGCAAACGCCCAGGCGCCGCTACGTGTCATCGCCAAGCAGTTCGATGACTACCTGATCGTGCCGCACATGCGCCGGTACTACGCGGCAGGAATGCAGAGCGCACCGCCCGACTGCCATGGCGACAACCAGATCACTGCGCGTGGATCGACAGCGCTGGTGCAGCGCGAGGTGGCGCGCGAGTTCTACATCCAGGCATACCAACTGGCCCAGCGGCCGGGCAGCCGCATCGACCCGGACAAGCTGGATGCCGAGGTGTTCCGCAGCAACGGCGTGAGCCTGGCGAGCATCACCTACACCGACGAGGAATGGCAGGCCAAGCAGGAAGCCATGGCCCAGCAGGGCCAGCCGCAAGACCCGCGCATTGAGGCGGCGCGCATCCGGGCAGAGTCCGACAAGGCAATGCTTGAGGCGCGCGCCCAAGAGGCTGCGCAGGACCGCCAGCAGCGCGCCACGGACGGCGAGGCGATGCGCGAGATGCACCTGGCTTTGGCCGCGGTGCAGCGCGACATCCAGATCATGCGAATGGCTGCCGAGGAAAACATGCAGATCGGCACCATCAAGGCCGAGCTGGCGGCCAAGGCCATCGACAGCCGCGACAAGCGCGAGTTGTTCGCCGCCGAGTCCGCGCTGAAGTTGAGCCCGGCCAACCCGACGAACGAGGGCATCTGACATGGCCCCGTTCGACCACACCGACATGACCGCCCGCACACATGAGCGCTGGAAGGCGCTGCTGTCAGAGCGGCTGGCCCAACACCGCGAGGCCAACGACGGTCTTCGCAACGACGAACGAATCACGGCGATCACCCGAGGGCGCATCGCCGAACTGAAGGAACTGCTGGCGCTGGCAAAGCCTGCCCCGGCATCCGTTGCTGACCCCGCCAAGGCGTCGGCTTACCGCCCTGAATTGGGCGACTGACCCTCAAGAGCAACCGATGATCACGGAGAACCAAGTCGATCTGGACCAAGCCGCTTTCAACGCGGGCTTCAGTGGTGAAAGCCTGCCGGCGCAAGACGCGCCCGCAGCAGTGGAAGAGCCCGCGCAAGCCGCGGCCGACGCCAGCACCGAGCAGCCCCAGGAAGCGGCAGACGAGTACGCCGGACTCTCGCCGAAGGTACGCGAACAGCTTGCCAAGCTCGAATCGCTGGAACGGGCCGCCTCTCTGATCCCGACGCTGGAGCATCGTCTGCGCAGCGCCGAGGGCCGGGTGGCGTCCCTTCAGAAGCAGGTGCCGGCACCAACGCCGCCCGCGCCGCCGCGATTGGAGAAGGTGGAAGCAGTCCGCGGGGAATTCCCCGAGATGATCGACGCGATGGAGGAAATGCTGGCGCATCGCCTGCAAAAGGAGGCTGAGAAGCCAACCGAGCAGACCGACGCGCAGCAAGTGGAAGACCCGGCCGAAACGCCGACTCCCATCCTTGATGCCGAACTGCCGAATTGGCAGGAGATGGCGCGCGATCCCGCGTTCGACCAGTGGCTTGCTGCCCAGGGCGCGCAG